TTTCTTGGACATGGGTTCTCCCTACTCGGTGAGTCCGAACGCTCGGAGGAGGTAATCGGCTACGCGGTCTAGCGCCTCGTCGCCGTACTGGTCGGCAACCTTGTCGATGACCGGATTGCCCTTAGCGCCGGGGTGCTTGACGCGGCTCGTGAAGACTGGCGCACCGCCCACCATGAAACGTATCGCCTTCTTCTTGTTGGGCTTGATCTCGTGCTGGCTGGTGCCGTCCAAGATCATGTGGGTGTAGCCGATGCGGTACTTGACAATGGCCGCCGGCTTCTCGCGCTTGGCAGCTCCGAAGCTGACTCGCTTTTTGGCATGGACGCCGAAGTGGCCGGGACCCAGCGGCGTGGCGGCGATGACCTTCGGCTTGAGGAACTTGGCACCCTCGCGGGTGGCCTTCTGCATGAACTTTTTTCGGTCCTTCGGCTCCATCGCTTCGAGCAGGGCGAAGATGTCCTCTAGGTCGCGCTTGTCAACTTCGACCCACAGGCCGGATGACCGTGCGCCGACAGCCATTACGCCGCCACCGGCTGGTAGTTGCTCTCAGTCCAGACGCGGACGGTGAGATTCCAGGCCAGATATCGCACGTCCCCATAGGCCACGATGACCGGCTCATAACTGACGATCCGCGACTTCATCACCACCGACATGATGCCGAGCTTGTTAGCAGCCTCTAGCGCCCAGACAAGGACGCCGAGCCACGCCAGCATCGACTCGGTGATGCGCGGGTGGTCGCCGGATGCCTGACTGAACAGGAAGTCCACCGGGAAGTCGTGGGTGATGTCGATGCGCCCATAGCTGCCGTCGTTGACATCGTTGCTCGATGGCAGGTTGACCACCACATACGGCGTGGCCGGGATGTTGTTCGGCTCGCGCGCCGTGGCGCCGCGCATGGCGGTACCGCCGGTAACCGCTGTGCCGATGGTCAGGCTGGCGAACTGGGTCGCCACCGCATCGGCCACCGCCAGCATGTCAATGGCGGTGCTCATCCGACTGCCACCAGATCCGGCCTGAACGCCTTGAGCGTTTCGCGGTCGCGGGCCGTGACGAAGCGGCTGACCAGTGGTGCTCCGGTGTCATCGCTGCCCACGATGTCAGCCTGCCCTGCCATGCGGCCATACCAGGCACGGGTGACGATGATCTCGGCCACCTCGGTGACCTCTGCCGGGATGGCTGCCCAGCCGGAGTCGTAGACCATGACGATGTTGGCTTGCCCGGTCCCCCATGAGGACACGCTGCCGCTGGCCACATCCTTGAAGATGACCCAGAAGCCGGGCCAGCCCGGTCGCCGGTTCTGGCTGCGCGGCATGATGATGGTGTCCGCCACGGTGGCGGTCACCGCCGTCTCGCCGGTTGCGGGCGCAACGGTCACCGACGTGATGCTGCGAACGCCGTTGCGGACGAACAGCTTGCCAGCGTATACGTCGGTGTCAGCGTCGAACGTCGCCGTGCCGCCGCTGGTGGGCCCGATGGCGCGTCGGCAGTAGAACTCGACGTACTCGTTGGCGTTCGTGCAGAGCTGGGTGATGAACGTCTGGTCGTTATCGTCCGCCAGGTCGAGCCGCGTCTTGACGTTGGCGTAGGTTGCGTAGCTCTGCGTCATCTATCTCAGCTCCATGTCCGCTTTGCGCGTCCCGCGAGATCCGGTACCGTGTAGGACAGCGGTACAGGCAGGTTCCAGGGCCGGGAGAAACGCTCCTGCCCCGGAGGTCCGCCCCACTTGGCAACATACCGAGCCCCGTTCTGCGGGTAGGTGTCCTGGTTGCGCCGCGCAATCGCAGGGTCGCTCCGAATCGTGGAACTCCGCTGGTGCTTGATGCTGCCGTTGTATTCGATCCATTCCACGTCTCCCTGACGGCAGCGGTACTCGTAGTCGTCATCCTCGAAATAGGCCGGGAAGAACGTCCACTCATCGAACAGCCCAACGGCCTCGATGGTGGCCCGGTTGACGGCCCCGTAGACGTTCCGCAGCAGGCGGGCGTCCTTGCGGTCGCCGGTGACCATGACGGGACCGGACGCGCCCTCCACGCGCTCGGCGATGGCCGCCATGTCACCGGGACCAAACTCCATGTCGTTGCTTGCCCACAGCCACCACGGGGCAGCGGGCGTCTGCACGATGCCGGCGTTGAATCCGCCGCCGCAGCCTAGGTTGGAGATGGGCCGGATGTACTCCGCTGGGCGGCTGGTCAGCATCTCGCCACTGCGCGCGTTGTCCACGATGACGAGGCGGTCTATCCGCTCGTCAATGCTCTCGATGAGCCGTTCCACCAAGTCGAAGCGGTTGAGGTAGGGAATGATGAGGACGGGAATCACGCGTGCCCCTCCAGGTGCGCGTTGATGAACGGCAGAAGCCCGTAGACACGGACGCCGTACCGCTTGGCGAGTTCTGCCTTGACGGTCTTGCTCTGCTCCTCGAACTCCCGCAGCCACGCCTCGGTCGTGTTTGGGTCGGGTACCAGCCGGTAGCCCTCGAAGTGCATCCGCCCGTCGAGCTTCCCGCCGTCGTGCGCCACCATGAAGACGTTGGCTGCACCGAGGTAGGCGGCGAAGTGCATCCCGCTGGTGATGCTGCTGTGGCTGTTGACGAGCTGGTTTGCCTTCGTCGGCCAGTCCCGCTCGACATTGAAGGTGGAGCCGGGAACCTGCCCCTCCTTGGTGTCGTAGGCGTACAGGTTTGGCAGATTCGTCCCGATGGTTGGCTGGTATGGGTTGCCGTACAGGTGGCGGCTGACCGCCACGTCCGTGTCGGGATACTTGACGGCATTCGCCAGCGCGCAGTCGTGATACTTGGTCAGGGTGTAGGTGGCCGGGAGCGGCCTGCGATCGGCTACCCAGTTGATGGCGATGACGATGCGGTCGCGGAAGAACTCCGGGTCGTAGAACTCCAAGCTGACGCCGCTGCCCACGACGTAGATATCCGCCCCCTTGTGCCGGTCTCTCAGTTCGGCGATGGTCTTCATCCCAACCACTCCGGGTGGTCGAGCGTCCAGCGCACCGTCTGGCATAGCGAGTCATCGAAGTTCACCGGCTGCTGCCAGCCAGCGGCGCGGATCTTGGCTGAATCCAGCGCATAGCGGCGGTCGTGGCCGGGGCGCGTGGCGGCGAAGTCCACCTCGGTGTACTGGAGCGGGTTGCCGATGAGGTTGGCGATCTTCAGCGCCAGCGTCAGGTTGTCCACCTCAACCTCGCCGCCGATGTTGTAGCGATCCGGCCTGCCAGTCTCTCCCCCCCATTCCGCCGCCGGCAGTTCTCGCAGGATGTGGAGCAGCGCGTCGGCGAAGTTGCGAGCGTGGAGATAGAACCGGCTGCCGACCTTGCCGTAGCTGCGGTGGATGACCACCTCATCGCCAGCCACGACGCGCTTGATGACCAGCGGGATGTACTTCTCGGCGTCCTGCCGCTCGCCAAACATGTTCATCGTGTTGGTGATGACCAGCGGCACCCCATAGGTCCGCCAGTACGAAACGGCGATGGCTTCCTGTGCTGCCTTGCTGGCGGCGTAGGGGTTGCTCGGGATGATGGCGTCCCACTCGCGGGAGTAGTCACCTTCTGCGGCGGGACCGTAGACCTCATCGGTGCTCACCTGGATGAACGCCTTGGGCTGCACCTCACGCGCGTACTCCAACATGGTGATGGCGCTGGCTACGTTGTTCTCGATGAACGGTCGCGGCCATTCGATGCTGCGGTCAACGTGTGACTCAGCGGCCATGTTGATGATGTAGTCCACCGGGCCGATCTGGTTGATGAGCGTCGGGCCGATGGGCCCGGTCAGGTCAGCGCGGTGGATGCGAACGCGGTCCCAGTCGGATGCCTCGTACCACTTGCCAAGCTGCTCGATCCGCATCGAGTCGCCACGGTGGCGGAAGCTGGCGAGTCCGATGACCTCCCAGTCGGTGTTCTTCAGGATGTGCTCGGCGGTGTGATGGCCGACGAAGCCGCTGATGCCGGTCAGCAGTACGCGCGTCATGCGGCCCTCCTCCGCTTGGCAGCCTTCTTGGCTGCGCGCTCTTGTCTGCGTCGCTCTGCGCGCGGCGCTTCCAGTTCTGCCGCTGGCTGCTTCAGCGTTGCTTCCATCTCGGCCAGCAGCGGCAGCCAGAACTTCGGGAATACCTTGTCGGTGTCGTACTCCGCAGCCTTGGCAAGAGCCTTGTCGCGTAGCTCCTCGCTGCCCTTGGCCTCGCGCGCCTCTTTCAGCGCGCCGATGATTCCGGGGATGGATGGCGTCTGGAGCCATGCCCGCTGGGTGAAGTTCCAGAACGGTTGGCCCTTGACCTTCCAGCCAGCACCGACAAGCTCCGGCTGCGCGCTGTAGTCGCTGACGATGACCGGCGTGCCACAGGCTTGCGCCTCGATCACCGGGATACCGAAGCCCTCCCCCATCGAGGGAGCCAGCAGGACGTCGGCTGCGGTGTACATCGACGCCAGCATCTGCTGGCTGACCGCTCCGGTGAAGACCTCGTAGGGGTCCGCCCAGCGGACGCGCTCGGCGTCCATGCCGGTAGACGCTGCGATGTGATGCAGGTTCAGCCCGTTGGCGGCGTTGGTATCGGTGTGGATGTAGACGTAGGCGTCGGGATGGTCGCGCTGGATGAACGCAATCGCAGCGAACATCTCCGGCCAGCTCTTGCGGTATGGATACGTCCCGTTGTTGGCCGCGTTGACCATGACCAGGAACGCATCGTCGGGTACCTTCAGCCACCGGCGGACGGAGCCGTTGGTCGGGTGCTCCGGCGTCGGCTTGAAGGTGTTGCGCGTGTCGATGCTGTGCGGGATGTACTCGGCGCTGATGCCCTCGTCGCGGAACATGCGCTGCCCGAAGCGGCTCATGGCGACGGTGCGGACGGAGCCAGCCCACTGGCCGACCTGCGGCGGCACCGGCTGATGGTCAACCGGCGTCCAACTCACGATGCGCGGATGAGTCACCAGCTTGCGGTTGAGCACCCACACGTCGTACAGCGTGATGAGCCAGTCAGCCTCTAGGTGGTCAACGTGGGCCTGAATGATGTCGTTGGAGTAGGGGTCCTTGCCCTGCGGCAGGACGGTGATGCCATCCCAGTCGCGTGCGCCGGCAACCAGTCCCCAGTTGGCAAGGATGGCGATGTCATGGCCTGCGGCCTTGATGCGCGGGACGATGGAAGCTGTTTGTGTGCCGTAGCCTGTCGGCGCCCACGGCGCGTTGGATAGCCAAGCGATCTTCACTGGTTCCCTCCAGATATGCGAAGTGGCCGCTAACGGCGGCCAGTCGGACCTGATGTCGCACGGTCAGGCGAGCGGGGCTAGGCCGCCGCTGAAACGAGATACCGAACGGCTGCCGTGTCGATCAGGTCGCCGTCGATCCGCTCCACGACCTTCAGTGCAAGCTGGTCAGCCTGGAACTTGAAGTCGCGGGAAAGCTCGACGCGAACCGGATTGACGCGATGCACCCAGTACGCCTTGAAGTCGCCGAAGGCGACTGAGAGGCTTCCCGATGCGACCGCAGCCATTGCCGGGTTCTCATAGATGGGTCGCCCCATCAGAGACTCGGGCTGGCCGGGTGCCAGCGACGCCTGCCACAGGAACTGGCCGGTCGAGTCCGCGAGCTTGCGGATCTTCGCCAGTCCGGTGTTGGACGCCTGCCAGACGCCGACCTGCCGGTAAGGCGCGGCCCCGCCGTAGAACAGGTCAACGATGTCAGCAGGACCGAAGAACGTGTTGTTCGCGGTACCGCTGGCGGTGCCACCGTTGGTGGCGGCGTTGATGAACCCGTTTGGCTTGCTGGACCCGTTCGCCGTAGTCAGGTCGGCACCGGCATCGAGTGCCAGTTCGCGGCCAGTCGTGCGAGCGATGAGATCCTGAAGCCCGATGGCGTTGTCCTGTCCAAGCTCCGCCGACCAGACGTTGATCAGCGTGTACTTGTAAGGATTGAGCTGCACCTTGCTGATCGTCGGATCGGCAAGCGTAGCCAGCGCCGCTTCTGCGGTGACCGTGCCACCGTTGGCCGCGTCGGCGGTCAGACGAGGCAGCGTGATCGGGTGACCATCCGCCGACTCGTACATCGTGACCACGTTGCTGTCGAGCATCGGACTGAGAGTCCGGGCGTAGACGGTCACCTGGTCGATGAACGAAACGGGAATGGCGGAGCCGGGGAAGTTCCCGACTGCCAGAGCACGGTTGCTCAGGTAGCTATCGAAGCCGCCCGCCGCGCCGGTGTCCCGCACCTGCTTGAACATGGAGAAGATGCGCGTTGCATCGTCCACGGTTGCGTTGGCCTTGGCGACCTGATGAAGGATCGGCTCGAAGTCTGCCCGGATGGACTCGACTTCCTTGGACCGATCTTCGATCTCCTTGGCCTGGTCAGCAGCACCCTTGTAGCGGTTGATGTCTTCATCCTGCCGCTCAAACTGCTGGGACTCTTCAGGCGTCGCTTCGCGGTTTTCCGCTGCGATGGTTTCGGCCAGATCGCGCTGGACCTTCACCGACTCGCGGTACCGCTCGTACGCCTGTTTGGCGAACTCGCTCATGCGTGTTTACTCCACAACGAAGCCACCCTCTACAGGTGGCCCTTTCGACTCCCGGTCGATTCAGTGGTGGCGCACAGTGGTTCCGCGCAAGCGGCGGGCGGCTGTCGCTCCGGCTAGATCCGGGGATTTGGGGTTAGAGCAGCCCGGCTTCCTTCATGCGAAGGGTCGTGCGCTCCAACATTGACGCCACCGCAGGCGCAATAAGCGGATGCTCAGTGCGCGTGTTGATGGCTCCGAGCAGCACGTCGCGCTGCTCGACGGTGAGCTTCCCATCGGGATCGACCAGAAGCTCTAGCGCCTCGGCCAGAGGCTCTGGCGCTGAATCAGTAAGCTCGGCCAGGTGCCGAACGAACGCGCTGGTGGCGTCGTACGCCGGCCAGCTCGTGATGGGTGAAACCTCCCACAGGCGGACCTCGGTATGGATGGTCCCCTCGGTGCCGTCATCGCGCTCGGAGAACTTCACCGGCTGGAAGCCGAAGCTCATCGAGTCCACGTCACCACGCGAGGCGAGGATGGCAAGGTCGCGGCCCGTGCTGGTCGGTGCCAAGTCGGCTTCGACCTTCAGGCCGTGGTCGTCCTCGCTCAGCCGCAGCGAACCGTTGCGCGTCGACGCAAGCAGAAGGTCGCTGTTGTGGTTGAGGAACATGCGGATATTGCGCGCCTCACCCAAGCTCTTGGAGAAGGCGCCGGCGGCGATGCGCTCGGTCCCCCATCCCGGCAACGGGTTGGAGTCGCTGTTGAAGACGGCGGCGTACCCATCGAAGGTCATGCCCTCACCGTCTGCGCGGATATCGAACTCTGGCGACTGCCACCCGTCGATGGCGTACCGCCGTTCAGTCTTAGCCATTGGCGGGCTTCGTCCTTTCTAGCTCATCCACACGGCTGCGGAGTTGCTGTAGCTCGACCGACGCGCCCATCTGCACCCGCTCAAGGCGGTGTGGGATCGTCAGGCTGTTGGTGGCTGTCCCTCCAGTGGCTGATCCCTGCTCGTTGCCGGGTCGTGCCGGTAGATCAGATGGCAATGGCAGAGCCATCACCTTCTCGGACGGCGAGAAGCTCAGCGGCACCCAGTGGACACCGCCACCCTGCCCTTCTGGCAGCGGCGGCAGATCCTCGCGG